TATAATCAGAAGGTTTCAGCGCCACAAGATGAAGATCCATTAGTTGCCATAAGAAAACAAGAGTTGGCTCTGAAAGGTCAAGAGTTATCTATAGAGCAACAACAGTTCTTAGCGGCTGAACAAAGAAAAGCTCAAGAAGCCCAACAAAGAATTAATGTTGATAGAGAAAGAATAGATACTCAAGAAGATATTGCAGAGCTGAGAGACGATACAGCTAGGGCCAGGTTGGAACAACAGGCAAGGTTCAAGCTTATGGAGCAAGCCAATAAACAACAGTAGTGCCTAAAACTTTTGACGTTCAAAAAGTACGGCGTGTTAAGAAAAAAACGTCTATAGGTAACAGCGCCTTGAGTAGAGGTGCAGGTACCAACAAAAGGAAAACCAAAAAGAAGTACCGAGGGCAGGGTAAATAAAACTTGCAAATAATTAGGTTGTACTGAATAATTAAAAACATGATTAAAAGAACTGATATTAGCCAACAAAAAACTCCTACTGTAATGAAGGATAAAAATCCTTACAGTAACAAAGGTTCTGTGCCTCTTAAAACAGATGCAGGTACTTTTGATGCTAACACTTCACCTAAACCTGGAATGGGTAAAGGTAAAGCTAGAGGTATGGGAGCTGCTGAATTTGGCGGCAAGTTTTCTGGCGTTTATTAGGTGTCAGTAGTTTGGATGAGCCAAAAGTTTTTAAAAGAACTTGAGGCCCAAAAGGAAAGCGTAAAAGACACAATCTTGGCTGGCACCAAAGATTTTGCGCAATATCAGTATCTGTGTGGACGCTACAGTTCTCTGGTCGACACAGAAAATACATATAGAGAACTGCTAGGAAAAATACAAGAAGATGTCGAAGATACACGTACCTGAACATATTGCCCAAGCAATAGAAAAAGAGAACGCACAAGAACCAGAAACTCCAAAAACAGAAGAAACTCAACCAGAAGAAGTACTACCCTACGTAGAACAATCAGCTAGAGTTTTAGATCCAACCCTTTTAGACAAATCGATTTTAGAAAGAATGCCTCAACCTACGGGTTGGAGGATACTTATTCTTCCTTACAAAGGAAAAGCAGTAACTGATGGTGGAATACACCTAGTACAATCACAAGTTGATAGAGAATCTCTAGCAACCGTTGTGGGGTACGTAGTTAAAATGGGTCCTGATTGCTATAAAGACTCGAGTAAATTTACTGAGGCTTGGTGTCAGGAGAAACAATGGGTATTAATCGGTAGATATGCTGGCGCTCGTTTCAAACTCGGAGACGAATCTGAATGCAGAATCATTAATGATGATGAAGTTATCGCTACCATATTAGATCCCGATGATATTCTTGCAGTATAAGGAGTAAAAATGAATGAAGAAGCAAAGCAAGAAGAGCTAGTAGAAGAAGGGGAGGTTGTAGAAGTAGATCTTCCTGAAGAAAAAACTAGCGGTAAGATAGCTGATCTTGCTACACCAGAAGAAACCGATCAAGAAGCAGAAGAAGCTATTGAAGATGTTTCGGAGGAACCACAACAAAAGTCTGAAGATGAATTAGAAGATTATTCAGAAAAAGTTAAGAAAAGGATTAATACCCTTACTCGCAAGCTAAGAGAGGCCGAAAGAGGTCAAGAGTCTGCTTATGAGTATGCAAAAAGAATTGCAGAAGAAAACCAAGTTCTAAAAAGTAGATCTACATCTTTAGATAAATCCTATCTTAATGAAGCAGAAAGCAGACTTAAATCACAAAAGGCTCAAGCACTAGCAGCTTTGAAAAATGCACATGAAGTTGCAGATTATGACAAGGTTGCAAAAGCTCAAGAAGTTCTTGCAAAGATAGCCGTAGAAGAGAATAAAGTATCAGAATCTAAGGTTGTTATTGAGCAACAAGAAGAGCAACAAGTTGACTATCAAAATTACTATCCTAATCAGGCCCCTCAAAATCAAACCCAACAAGCTACTGTTCCAGAGTTAGTTGGAAGAGATAAAGAATGGGTTGAAAATAACGAATGGTTTGGTCAAGACGAAGTAATGACTATGGGTGCTATGGCAATCAACAAACAATTAGAAAGTGAAGGGTTTGACCTTGGTTCGGAAGAGTACTATAGTGAGGTTGATAAGAGGATTCGTGAAGAGTTCCCGCAGAAGTTTAATGAATCTTCTGTTAAATCTAAGCCTCAACAAAAAGTGGCTTCAGCGGGTAGGGTAGCTGGTAATGCTAGCTCCAATAAAAGACAAGTTAAATTGTCTCCCTCAGAAGTACAAATGGCTAAAAGATTAAACGTACCCTTAGATGAGTACGCTAAATATGTTAAAAGGTAAAACTATGACAGAAGATAAAAAAGATATAAACAGAACACCACGTTCTGCCGACACTCGAGCTAAAAAAGTTGCTCGCAAACCATGGAGTCCACCATCAATGTTGGATACTCCTCCTGCCCCTGAAGGTTATACTTACAGGTGGATTAGAGCCGAACTTGCAGGCGGTGAAGATAGAAAAAATGTAACATCAAGGCTAAGAGAAGGTTTCGATCTTGTTAGAGCCGATGAGTTAGAAGGATTCGAACTTCCTACCTTAGATGACGGTAAACATGCAGGAGTAGTGTCAGTTGGCGGTTTGCTGCTGGCTAAGATTCCTAATGAAACGCGCGAAGAAAGAAACTCCTACTTTGAAGGTCGTGCGCAAACACAGCAAGACGCTGTAGATAATGATCTTTTAAGGGAATCAGATCCAAACTCTCCAATCTTGAACCCGGAGAGGTCAAGCAAAGTAACTTTTGGAGGTGGTCAGCGAAGTTGACCATCATTTATTAATTTTAAATAATATAGGTAACTTATTATGGCTAATAAAGATGCCCCATTTGGAGCAAGATTAGTAGGCAAATTAGGTTCTGGTGTAACTTCTAACGGTTTAACAGAATACAAAATTGCCTCTGGTGCTTCAGGGAATATTTTTTCAGGTGATTTAGTTAAAATGACCAATGCAGGTACTATACTTGTAGCTGCTGCCGGTGATGAGTCCATAGGTGTATTTAGAGGATGTCAATTTACCGATACAAACGGTGATGTTGTATTCAAATCTTTTTTCCCCGATGGAACTGTAGCATCTGATATTGTAGCTTTCGTAATAGATGACCCTAATGCTGTATTTGAAATTCAGAGTGCCGGTTCTCCAGCGCAGACTGATGTAGGCTTAAATGCAGATATTTCTTACACCGCAGGATCTACCAAAACTGGTATGTCAGCAGTAGAACTATCTGGAACAACAGCCGCAACAACTGCGACTTTTAGGATTATGGGCTTTTCTTCTGATCCAGATAATAGTACTACAGGTTCAGCTAATGTGAATGTTATAGTGAAGTTTAATGAGCATTTCTATGTTGATCCTACAGGAGTTTAATAATGGCAATAAATAGATCGCAATTAGCGAAAGAACTAGAGCCAGGCTTAAATGCCTTGTTCGGCATGGAATATGCTAGGTATGAAGCAGAGCATGCAGAAATCTTTGATACAGAGAGTTCTGATAGAGCGTTTGAAGAAGAAACTTTGATCGTTGGGTTTGGTAATGCTGAAGTAAAATCAGAAGGTAGTGGTGTCAGATTTGATACAGCTAACGAAGGTTATACTTCTCGTTATACTCACGAGACAGTTGCTTTGGCATTCGCACTAACAGAAGAAGCTGTTGAAGATAATCTGTATGATCGTCTTGGTGCTAGATACACTAAAGCACTAGCTAGATCTATGGCTAATACAAAGCAAATCAAAGCTGCTGCTGTATTGAACAATGCGTTCTCTACAACAGGCGGAGATGGCAAAGTATTAATTGCTACAGATCACCCGCTAGGTGGTGGTGGTACTCTAGCCAATAGAGCTACAACTATGGCGGACCTTAATGAAACTTCTCTTGAAGATGCATTAATTAGTATCTCTACATTTACCGATGATAGAAGTCTAAATATTGCACTAAGAGGAATGAAATTAATTGTTCCACCTCAGTTGCAGTTTGTTGCTGACAGACTCTTACAAACCCCAGGGAGAGTAGGAACATCTGACAATGACATTAACTCTATTAGAAATCAGGGAATGATTCCTGATGGCTATGTTGTAAATCATTATCTAACAGATACAGATGCTTTCTTCTTGAAAACAGACTGTCCTGATGGATTTAAGTATTTTGAAAGATCTCCAATGCAAACTGCATTAGAAGGTGATTTCGATACTGGAAACATGAGATACAAAGCTAGAGAAAGATATTCATTCGGATATTCTAACTTCAGAGCTGTTTTCGGTTCTCAAGGAGCTTAATGAACGATTGATTGTAGCGTTTATAACTCAACTACAATTAAGAAAGGGAGCCTCGGCTCCCTTTTTCTTGCGACATTTATATTTCAAGTGTAAACTAAAATTGGTTTAAAATTAATTAGCTTGATGAGGGCCGTTTACGGTTTCCATTAATACAAATATAAGGAGTTCAAGATGGCTAATCCACATTTCCAAAACTTAATACTTAACGCTGGTAACAGCGAGTCCACCAAACATAAGAAGGATCTTCCTATGTTCTTGGTAAACCCGTCCAGTTCGTTGTTTTATCAATACTCAAATGATTTTATGACTTACGCTTCTGGCGATTTCACAATCACTACAACTGAAGCTGGTACAGGTTCAGCTACAGAAGCTTTGACTTCTGGAGCAGGCGGTCAACTTTTGCTTACTAATGCAGCAGGTGATAATGATTTAGACTTTTTACAATTAAAAGGTGAATCATTTAAACTAAGCAGCAGTAAAAGAGCTTTTTTTAATGCTAGGTTTAAAGTAAGTGATGCAACGCAATCAGATGTTGTTATGGGCCTACAAATAACCGATACAACACCTCTTGCTGTTTCTGATGGTGTTTACTTTATGAAAGACGATGGTGACACAAACCTAGATTTTCATATTGAAAAAGATGGTACTGACACTACTACAGCAGCGGTTACTACTTTAGCTGATGATACATTTGTAGACGTTGGTTTCTTTATAGATCCTAATACTTCACAAGTATCTTACTTTATAGGATCTGCCGCACCAGTAGGTGTAGTGAACACTAACTTACCAGATGATGAAGAATTAACCGTATCTTTCGGTATTCAAAATGGTGAAGCAGCAGCTAAAACTATGACAATCGATTACATAAACGTAATCTGCGAAAGATAGGAGTAAATAATGGCTGATACAGTAACTTCCCAGACTATTCAGGATGGTGATAGAGTTGCTATTTTAAAGTTCACCAATGAATCAGACGGTACAGGAGAATCTTCTGTAAAGAAGGTAGATGTTTCTGCACTAACAACAAACGGTGCAGGAGAGTCTTGTACTGGAGTCTCTATCGCTAGAATTTATTGGGCAACTAGAGGTATGGGTGTTGATATTGAGTTTGATGCTAGCACAAACGTTTTAGCAATACCCTTACCCGCTGATAGCACAGGAGATGAATATTACGATGACAGATTTAGCGGTATACCAAATAACGCTGGATCAGGTGTTACCGGTGATATTGATTTCACAACCGTTGGACACTCAAGCGGAGATGCTTACTCAATAATATTAGTTCTTAACAAAAACTATTAATGGCAGAGTATAGAGGCAAAAAAGTAACTCTGAATAAACCAAGGAGAATCTCAAAAGGTTCTCCTGGGTTTGGTAAAAAAACTAGAGAGGTTTTTGTTAGAGTACCTGCTTCTGGAAAAATTAAACGCGTCACCTTTGGCGATCCCAAATTAGGCGCACATCCCAACAACCCAAAAAAACGTAAAGCTTATTGTGCTAGGAGTAAAAATCTTGGCGATGATAGGACCAAAGCAAATTATTGGTCAAGGAGACAATGGAGATGTTAAAAAAAATAAATAAAGTTTCAAAAGAATTGAATAAAGCATCTAGGATGCACAAAAAACAATCAAAAACTTTGAAGAAATTAGTTACAAATGCCAAGAAAAAACCCAAAAGTAGGAACAGGAAAAAAACCAAAAGGTAGCGATAGAAGACTATATACGGATGAAAATCCTAAAGATACCGTATCTATTAAATACGCATCTATACAAGATGCTAGGGATACAGTAGCGAAAGTCAAAAAAATAAGTAAACCCTTTGCAAGAAAAATACAGATACTGACCGTTGGGGAACAAAGATCTAGGTATGGTGGCAAGCCAAGACAGGCAGAAATATTTAGAAGAGGGAAAGATGCAATTAGAAAAAAAGCTGGTAAAATCAAGTAATGGCTAAGAAAGCAAAAAGCGGCGGTAAGATTTGTCCAGAGGGTAAGGCTTGGGCAAAGCGTACTTTTGATACATATCCTTCTGCATATGCAAATATGGCCGCATCAAAATATTGCAAAGATCCCAACTATGCTAAAGGTTCTAAGAAAAAGAAAAGAGTTAAAAAATCTATAGGCGGTTTTGTGAGCATACGTGGGCAAGGTATTGTTATGAAAGAGAGACTAAGGTAATGGGACAGCTAAAACAATGGCGTGAACAAAACTGGGTTCGTATAGGGACAGATGGTTCTATCAAAGGACCATGTGGCACTAGCAAAGATAAAAAAAACCCTGATAGATGTTTGCCAAGAGCAAAAGCAAATAGTCTTACAAAAGCTGAAAGAGCAAGTACTGCAAAAAAGAAAAAAAAAGCTGGAGCTAAAGGTAAGACCGTTGTGGCAAATACACCTAAAGCAAGAGTTCGAGCGAACACAGGAGGAACTATGATAAAAAATAAATCCAAAGCAGATCTTAATAAAGATGGTAAATTATCCCCATATGAAACAAAAAGAGGTATGGCTATTGAAAAAGCTATGAAAGAGCAAAATCGTGCTAAAATGAAAAACGGCGGTTTTATAGCCAGAGGTTGTGGGGCTGTTAGAGATGATAAGCGTAAAGTTACAACTATGAGTTAGGAGAAAATTATGCCAAAGAAAAAATCTGAAGATCCAAAATTACAAGCAAGGTTAGACGCTAAAGTTAGACCTGATGAGTCTGTTTCTGATGACCGTATTTATTACAATATGCCCAAGAAAAAAGCTCCTGCTAAGAAAACAACTACTAAAAAAGGTAAAAAATAATGGCTAGTTATAAATCAAAAGGCGGCAAAAAAATGATGAAATCTAAGGGCGGAACTATGATGAAGAAGTCCAAAGGTGGAACTATGATGAAGAAGTCTAAGGGTGGCACCATGATGAAAAAATCAAAAGGTGGCACTATGATGAAAATGTCAAAAGGTAGAGCCGTTATGAAAAAATCTAAAGGTGGATCTGTAGCAGCAGGATTTGCTAATAGAAGAAGAGAAGATCTAACTTAGTTAGTGGCTTATCTTTACAGTAATATACCCTATTTCAAATGTTGGGTAAGAAGAGAGTACACTCATAATCACGAAAAATACCATGGAGAGTTCCTTCATGCTATGGCAGTTGGTGTTACCACCATGCCTACCAGATGTTTAAGTTTTCACATAATATTTACCGGAGAAGAATCCAACTGCGAAGATTGGAACGAGGGCAATATACATGGGGGCGCTATGTGGGCCAGAATGCCAATAACCGCTTTAGTTGCAGATACGTTAGTTGAAGACTTTGCAAAACCTATGTCAGTTCATGACGCACAACCTTGGGATTGTTCCTCACATAACAATTCAGTATATGTAATAGATAGAGCAACTCCTTGCCCTTGGCTTGCTAAAATAGACGGTCAAATATTCCCAGCTAAATACATGTTTACGGTTGATTATGCTGAGAACGAGATTGCAGACGATCCTGCACAACACAAAAGTAGTCATGTTCTAGAATTATTAGACGCTGGTGAGTGGACAGGTAACATAGTTGCACTACCAAATAACAGGGTAAGAGTTACACATCCCGCCTGGTTTGTTACAGGAGAAGGAGCGCCTGATTTTAAACCATCTCAACATATACATTATTCAAAATCTGATTTAGACTACACTTTAGACGTAAACAGGGTTTTTGATAATTTATACGCAGAGGATGAATAATGGCACTTTCAGGCAGTACAGACTTTGAACCTAATGTAGCTGAGTTTATAGAAGAAGCATTTGAAAGATGTGGATTAGAACTTAGGACGGGTTACGATCTAAAAACTGCCAAGAGATCTATAAACCTAATGTTAGCAGAATGGGCTAATAGAGGTTTAAATCAATGGACAATTGAACAAGGCACTCAAACAGTTACACAAGGAACTACAGATTACACATTAAATGCTAATGTAATAGATGTTCTAGATGTAGTTGTAAGAAGAGACGTTAATACCACCCAAACAGATATTTCTATCAGCAGAATAAGTAGATCCGAATATTTAAATATTCCAAACAAAACAACACAAGCTAGGCCTTCACAATTTTTTTTAGACAAGTTGACTGCTCCGGTATTAAAAGTTTGGCCAGCACCAGAAAATAGTACAGATGTATTAGTTTTTAATAAAATTGTAAGAATGGATGATGCTGATAAAGCTACTAACACTATGGATATGCCTTTTAGATTTTATCCCTGTTTTGTTGCGGGGTTGGCTTATTATCTGTCGCTCAAGAAGTCTCCTCAACTCACCCCGCAACTCAAAGCTATATATGAAGAAGAGTTTAGAAGAGCAGCAGACCAAGATGAAGACAGAGCATCTTTTAGGATAAGACCTAATTTGAGGATGAATTAGTATGGCTTACGCTATTGGTAAATTCGCTAAAGCATTATGTGATAGATGCGGGTTTGAATACAAACTTAATGAGTTAAAAAAAGAATGGAACGGTCTGAAAGTATGTCCTAACTGCTACGAACCCAAACATCCACAATTAGAACCTATAACGGTAAAAGCAGATCCTGAAGCTTTATATCAACCAAGACCCAATAACGATAAAGAAGTAGGAGAGGGTTTTGTTGTTGTCACAAGCTCTAACATATTTCAAAATGATTTTATGAATCCATCTATATTGCCATCAAATTTTGTTGTTGAGAAAGTGACAGCATCAGTAGGCGAAGTTACAATTACTACGTCATGACATTAACAGAGTTAAAAACCTTAATACAAAATTATGTGGAAAATGAAGAGACAACTTTTGTTGCTACCTTAAATGATTTTATTATTAATGCCGAAGACAGATTATTTGAACTAATACAGTTAGATTATTTTAGAAAAAATCAAACTGGTAATTTAACAACTGGTAATACTTATCTAACCGCCCCAACAGACTTTCAATTAAGTTTTTCATTAGCGATTATAGATAGCGCAGGCGCATATCAATACTTAGATAAAAAACATACTACATTCATAAGAGAGTTTGATGCAGATCCTACTGATACATCTGCAAGAGGTAAGCCCTTGTACTACGCAGATTTTGACAAACAATTATCAACAGCATCAAATAATGGATCTACTTTGATTGTAGCTCCAGTTCCAGATGCAGATTATTCAGTTGAATTACACTATTTATACAAACCAAACAGTTTAACCGTAGATACTACAGGCACTTGGTTGTCTAATAATGCTAGAAACGGTTTACTTTATGGTGCTTTGGTAGAAGCATATACCTTTATGAAAGGTGATGCAGACTTAATGCAAGATTATGAAAAAAGGTTTCTTTTAGAAGTCACGAGATTGAAGAATCAAGCAGAAGCAAGAGGAAGAAGAGATGAATATCGTTATGATTCTCTTAGATCTCCTGTTACTTAAATAAGGAGAGTAAATGGAAAAAATTGAAAGTCTTAAAGGCAAGACTGTTGCTATTGTGGGTATGGGTAAAAGTTGGTTTGACTACAACTTAGCAAAATCTCATGGGGTACACTTTGATGAAGTGTGGGCTATTAATGGCGTAGGTTCTGTTATTTATCATGATAGAGTTTTTATGATGGATCCTGCTTCTAGGTTTTTAGATACAGATGATGCTGGCGGTCAAACTGAAAGCATGAAAGAACTTTTGCTGAATCATGAGGGTCCAATATACACTTGTGAGTTAGATGATCGTTGTCCTGGTCTAATTGAATATCCATTAGAAGAAGTAGTTTCTTATTCTAATTGTCACTATTTAAACAATACCGTTGCTTACGCAGTTGCTTTTGCTTACTGGAATGAAGTAGCTAACTTGAAATTATTTGGTATAGATTTTTCTTATAAAGGTAATTTACATTTTGCTGAGTCAGGAAGAGCTTGTGTAGAGTTCTGGCTAAGTAAATGTATATCTGCTGGTATGCAAGTTGAAGTTGCACATACCTCTGGATTATTAGATACAGATGTACCAGCAGAGCAAAAACTATACGGTTATCATAGGTTAAAAAATCCTTATATTATCTTAGTAGATGAGGAAGGAATAAAATTAGAACGTATAAACAATTTAGAAATAGTAAAACAAGAACAGGAGCCTATGCTTATAGATAGGCATGATTCTCACCTAAAACCGGTAGAGCCTAAAAAATGGTAGATGAAGTAACTCCGGCAGGAATGCCAGGTTTAGGCCTTATAGAAGCTAAAACAAGTAACTACGGAGGTCATCCTCCTGAGTTTTGGGCAGAAAGACTTACAGAAAAAATTGTAAGTTCAAGTGATAGTGAAGATCCTCACATAAAAGAACAGGCTAGAGCTTATAAAGATTTGATATACCAAGTTAGTTTGATTTATATACATAATGCTATAAAATCTTATAAGGCTACGTTAATTCAAGAGCTTATGACAGCTGGAGAAAAAGATGTAGCTGAAATTGTAAAAAGGATATAAATATGGCTATCACATCAACATTAACAACCAGCTTTAAAAAAGAGCTGCTAGAAGCCGTCCATAACTTCAAAAACTCAGGTGGAGATACCTTTAAACTTGCTTTATACACAAGTTCAGCAACTTTAGGTGCTACTACTACTGCGTTTACAACAACTGGACAGGCATCAGGTACAAATTACACTTCAGGAGGTGCAAACCTTACTAGAGTTGATCCTACTTCAAGCGGTACAACTGGTTTTACAGATTTTGCCGATTTGACGTTTGGTACAGCCACCATAACTGCTAGAGGTTGTATGATCTATAACTCATCTGACAGTAATGCATCAGTAGCTACTATTGATTTTGGTGGAGATAAAACTTCAACCGCAGGTGATTTTACGGTAGTTTTTCCTGCGGCAGCAGCAAGTACAGCTATTATAAGAATAGCTTAGTAGCCTATGGCTAACATAACAGGTTGGGGTCGTGGAACCTGGGGTGAAGGTACTTGGGGAGAACCCATACCCGTTACTCTTACCGCTCCAAGTGCAGCTACATCTGCTTTAGGAACTGTAACTCTCAAATGTGATAACAACATTGCTGTTTCAGGCCAAGCAGGTACTGGTGCAGTAGGTACACCTACTTTCGATTGTGAAGCAAACGTAACTCCTACAGGACAATCAGCAACCAGCGCACTTGGTACAGTAACTATAGATGCTGAAGCTAATGTCACACCATCTGGCCAATCTGCTACAAGCGCTTTAGGCACACCTTCTATAGATGCAGAGGCTAATGTAACTCCTACTGGACAATCTGCTACTGGAGCCGTATCTGGAGTAGGTGTAAACGCACAAGCAGTAGCTGTATGTCCAAGTGCTGTAGGAACACTAGGATCTGTATCAGTTGATGTAGATGGTGAGGCGAATGTGCCTGTCTCTGGCGTTAATGCAACAGGATCTGTAGGCTCTGTAACAGTACATCATAATGAAAAATTTACAGTAGATGGTGTCTCTGCAACAGGATCTGTAGGATCTCTTACGGTTGTAGCTAAAGCAACAATATCTATAACAGGTGTTTCAGCTACTGGAGAGGTAGGAAATCCTTTTGCTTATAGTTTAGTAGATGATTCACAAACACCTAATTATAGTGATATTACAGACACACAAACACCAAATTACAGCACCATAGATGATAGCCAAAGCCCTAACTGGGAAGATGTTGCTTAACTATGCAGAAGAAAGGTAATATAATCAATTGAACGGAGATATGAATGGCTACTTATGTAAATGATCTAAGACTTAAAGAAATAGCTACTGGTGATGAGTCAGGAACTTGGGGAACTTCAACAAATACAAATTTGGAATTGATTGGTGAAGCTTTAGGCTTTGGAACCGAAGCAATCACAACTAACGCAGATACGCATACCACTACAGTTGCCGATGGATCCACGGATCCTGGCAGAGCTATTTATCTTAAATACACGGGCACACTAGACTCGGCTTGCACGATAACGATTGCACCAAACACTATAAGTAGGATGCACTTTATTGAGAACGGCACAACTGGATCACAAAACATCATAATCTCCCAAGGCACTGGTGCTAACGTAACCATACCAGCTGGAGACACTAAAGCGGTTTACTTAGATGGTGCTGGTAGTGGAGCAGCAGTAGTTGATGCTTTTGCTAGTTTAAACACAGTAGATCTGAAAGTAGAAGACGATTTAACAGTTACAGATGATGCCTCAGTAGGTGGTGATTTAGCTGTAACAGGTGCATTAGACGTTGATGGAGCGACCACAACAGACGGCATAACAAACGCTGGTAACTTTGTTACAGATGGCGGAACAATCAAACTAGATGGAAACCATCCAACAGCTACAGGTAACGTAGCTTTAGGAGATACAGCATTAGACTCACTAACAACAGGAACAGATAATGTAGCTATAGGTAGTGATTCTGGTACAGGAGTTACTACAGGGTCAAACAATACTTTTGTAGGACATGATGCTGGTGCAACAATTAGTACAGCATCTAATAACACAGCAGTTGGTTCTTTAGCACTTAAAGCTAATACCACAGGAACAGAAAATGTTGCTATGGGATATCAATCTGGTGAAGATTTAGATACAGGTCAGGCTAATACTTTTTTAGGAACTTACTCAGGTGCTAATACAACAACATCAGACAGTAATACAGGAGTTGGTAGAAGTTCTTTAACAACAAACACAACAGGTGCATCTAATACTGCTGTCGGAGCAGATGCACTAGCTTCTAATACGACTGCAAGCAACAACACAGCAGTTGGCAAAAATTCTTTGAATGCAAACACTACGGGTTCAGAAAATCTAGCGGTTGGTACACAAGCTTTAGCAACAAACACCACAGGTGTATCTAATACTGCCGTAGGACATTCTGCTTTATCAGCTAATACAACAGCAAACGATAATACTGCGGTTGGTAAGTTTGCTTTATATTCAAACACTACAGGTGAATTAAGTACAGCAGTAGGTGTATCGGCATTACAAGAAAACACCACAGGTTCATCTAACCAAGCATTTGGTAGACGTGCTTTGTATCTAAACTCAACTGGTACAGAAAATAGTGCTTTTGGTTATTTAGCTATGGATGCAAACACAACAGGTAGTTACAACGTAGCTATGGGTGTTAATGCTTTAGGAGGAAACACAACTGCAAACTACAACACGGCTGTAGGCACACAGGCAATGATAGCCAACACTACAGGTACTGAAAATGTGGCTCTCGGTGCTTTTGCTTTAGACGCAAATACAACT